TGAGAACGTAAAATGGTGGAAGTGGATAGCGACCTCACATTAATCTCAAAAATACAAGAAAATCATTGCGATGAGGATAGCCTCATAGCTCTGATAGACAGGCACTCTGGGATATTCCACACAATGGTGAATCATTACATGTCTCACCCAAATTTCACATTAGATAAGAATCAGATCGTAGGAGAAAAAGATTTAACCATTTACGATTCGGCTTTAAACTATGATCCAAATCGCAACACTAAATTTTCTACACACTTAGCGAACCAGACTAAATGGAAGTGTCTAAATGCCCTCAATAAAAAACGAAAATGTAAAGAGTATTTTATTGACGATGAGAATAGTTATGTAGAGCCTCACTGCGAATCTTTTATCCCAGATATCAACAAAGACGAGGCGATGATACTATTCGAAGAGTGCTTAAAAAAAGAATCTGACGATAGAGTAAAAAAAATAGTTGACATGCGATACGGTTCACCTAATAATAAGCTCACTCCTTGGAGAGCTATCGCAAATAGTCTTGACCTTAGCATTCAAGGGTGTATAAACATCCACAATAAGTTTATAAACAAAGTAAAGAGCGAAATAAATTATGTATAATTCAGTAACAGCAGCAGCCTATTTGGTTAAAGACCCAGTAGTTCGTAATACCAGCAACGGTAAAAAAGTAGTCAGCCTTCGTGCTGGGATCTCGACATCAAATGCCAAGACTAAGTGCTTCGTAGATATCGAATATTGGGATAAAACAGCTGAAATCGCTGAAAAATATCTCTCCAAGGGTAGAGAATTTATTGTAAATGGAGAGCTTTGTATGTCATCTTGGGAAAAAGATGGTAAGCAATTTAGCAAATACTTCATTCGCGGTAAAGACCTCCAGTTTCTAGGCTCAAAGAAGTCTGAAGATGGTGATTCTAATTCAGGATCAGGTGGTGGCGATAGTGATGACGTTCCATTTTAAATGAAACTTCTTTTAGAAGCACCTCTAAACAGCCTCAGTTTTGGTAATGTTTCTTATAATATTATTAAAGAATTAAAAAGGCTAAATGTCGAGATAGGATTATTTCCTACGGGAGATAACGTGGATCTTTCCGCATTCGATGTTAGTGAAGATTTAAAAGAATACATTGATAATGCTATAAACGAAAGATGGAGTTTTGTTGATAAAGAGATTCCATCTTTGAGACTTTGGCATTTTAATGGGTCTGAAAATAGAAAAAATAAACATCAACATCTGTTTACTTTCTATGAGTGTAGTGAGCCTACTAAGATTGAGAAGGCTACTTGCGCGGTTCAAGACTCTACAATTTTTTCCTCCACATATGCAAAAGATATGTTTGAGCAAGAAGGTTGTGATAACACCCATTTCATACCTTTAGGTTTTGATGAGGAGTTTAAAAGGACTGATAGAGAATACTTGAAAGATATTGTCCATTTTGGTCTAATGGGCAAATTCGAAAATAGAAAACATACCAAAAAGATTATCCAGACTTGGTTGTCTAAATATGGTAATAACCCTAAATATCAATTATCTTGCTGCATAAACAACCCGTTTTTCAAACCAGAACAAATGCATGGTGTTTGGCAAGATATCACTAAAGGTGAAAACTATAATAATCTTAACATTATACCCCACCTTGCAAAGAATGCAGAAGTAAACGAACTCCTTAACGCTATAGATATCGACCTCACTGGTTTGTCTGGTGGAGAAGGTTGGAACTTACCTGCATTCAATGCTACCTGTTTAGGTAAATGGAGCATTGTTCTAAATGAAACTTCCCATAAAGATTGGGCTACAGAAGACAATTGTATTTTAATCGAATCTACAGGACAGACTGTACCTAGTGCAGACGGTGTATTCTTCAATAAAGGTGCTGATTATAATCAAGGAAACTTCTATGACTGGGATGAAGAAACCGTCATCAAAGCTATGGAAGAGGCTGAGACTAAAGTGGGACAAATTAACGCAGAGGGAGTCAAATTGGGAGACACTATGACTTACGAAAAGACTACCGAAGCCATTTTATCCCTTATCTACAAGGGAAAATAATTTGGCACAAGTAGTGTTATATATATTGTGATTATGAATACATTAATTAACAACCTACTTAACGACATTACTAGTTACCCCAAACAGAAAGCTTATGACAGAATTAAAGACTCTGGAGATGTTTATTCTGCAGAATTTGAATTAGCTGGCTTTTCTAAAAAAGATGTAACTCTCAGTGTTATCGACAATGTCCTAACTGTATCAGCTAAGAATGAAGATAGATCTAGAAACTATGAATTATATTTATATGATTTAGTATCTGAAGAACACATTTCAGCTTCTCTGAAGAATGGGATGCTTCATTTGACCTTACCTAAGAAAGCTGTTAAAGGAGCTAAAAAAATAGATATAAAATAATGGCGATATATGTTTACAAACATCCTGATACAGACGAACACCGCGAGGTAGTTCAAGGGATGAATGACGAACATATATATATAGACGAATTTGGTGTGGAGTGGGGGAGGGTTTGGACCGTCCCTCACGCCTCCATAGATAGCTGTATAGACCCTTTTAGTAAGCAGCAATACATCGACGCTACTTATAATAAAAAAGGCACTGTGGGTAATATGATGGACTACTCAGCAGAACTCAGCGCACAAAGGGCAGAGAAAGCTGGAGGTCTAGACCCTGTTAAAGAAAAGTTCTATAATAATTACGCTAAAGAGCGTAACGGGACAGAGCATCCAAATAGGATTAAAGAAAAGGGTTACGAGAGTAAAGATGTCAAAGTGGATTACGATTAGTAAGCAGTCCCACTTAATTTCAAACCTTTTTCTTGTGTCACTGGGAAAGTAAAACTCGCGTCGAAATTCATTCTCCCATTGATATCCATAGAATAATTATAAGATCCTAATTTAGCTTCTTCTATTCTGTATATCATAGTTTTACCACTTGCTTCTAGAGTCAAGTCAAACTGATATAGCTGGTCAGAATTCAAAACACCAGTCATAGCCCCGCTTTCGAATCCAGAGACTTGCGAAGAAACAGAAAATGAACCATTTGCTGGAAATTGCCTTTTCCTTCCGAATGCGTAATCGTTGCCTAATCCATATGCTGAAACGCGAGGTATTGATACGTTCATATCGACAGATTGAACTAGGTGTCTCCCAGATATTTCCTGACCTCCGACCTGTAAATTCTGTAAGGTGACATTACTCCCAGCATTGGTAGGATTAACTATAGGTGGAGATTTTTCTAGATTGGCTGTAGACAAATCTTTGATAAAACCAAATAAAGATCTACCCACATTATCATTATTACCACCTGTCAAATTTATACAAGGCATTTCCATAGAAGCTCCTGTCAAATGGTCGAATACGACATTAGAGCATATATAAGAAGTATTTACTATCGGTAGAGTTCCTACAGCATAGCTCAAATTATAAGACTCTGGAAAACAATTGCCGAAAGCAATAGAATCATCGCCGCTAAGATTCGCTGAAGTATCAAAAGGAATAGAGTCCACAAAAGAATCTTCTTGATTTTCAGATATCAAGACATAAAAGTTAGTAGAGTCTTCTGAATCACTAGCATCGAACATATTTTTAAAAACAGCACTAGGGGTAGAATTTAGAAACCTACCCTGTACTTCATTAGAGAAATTAGGTTCAGGTATATAACTAATATTTAAAGAGACATCTGGTTGATTATATATATTATCAGTAGATAGATCTTGAGAACCTATTTGTTTGGATCGCTGCCTAGAATAACCAATAGAATAATCAAAAGTTTGAGCTAACTTATGATACTTTAAACTTTTATTAGAAGTAGAAAAAGCTGTAGTGGAGTTTTGAGCCGCTACAATTGCATTGTTACTTCTTATTATATTTCTAGACATATTAAGTTCCTGTTGGAATTACACCCATAGGGTCTTCTTTTAGTTCTACACTCAATGTATTAGAATTAGCATAGTTCCATGTATGAGTCCATTTAGGGCTATAATAGACTTTTGGTCTGTTATAGACAGAAGGAATTTGATGTTTAAATCTACGGTAACCACCTTTATTCTCTAAGAAGTGGAGCATTGTTTTTAATTGTTTGTCAGAGATATTATTAAAACTATAATTCATATCGAATGTAGCGATATTATCGTTAGTCTTTAATCTCTGAGTGAAAGAGTTTTTATATTCTATCTTGTCAGCTTTAATTTCAACATTGTTTTGAGTACCAATATCAGGCTCAAAAAAGAAATCTTGCGTCCACATTGAGGTAGCTCCTGTTGGAGAGTTAGATCGCGTAGAACTATGGTCTCCAGTGCAGTAATAAAAGTTATCAAGCTTGTTCTGATTTATACCCGTATATACAATATCATATTCTTTATAAGATTCTGAATAATTATAATCATCAAA